GTCGAAAGCGCGCTGAAGGAATACGGCGGGATGCGCGAGGCGGCCCAGGTCATCCAGACCGATGGGGGAAATCCGCTGAACATCCCCACCGACGACGACGCCGCCAGTTCGGGATCGATCCTGGCGATCAACACGGCCATCAGCGGCGCGGACATCACGGTCGGCCAGCTCCAGCTGAATGCCTTTAAATACACCAGCGGTTTGGTGCTCGTGCCGATCGAGCTTCTCGCGGACACGGCCATCGACCTGGTCAGCTTCATCGGCGACAAGCTGGGGATGCGGGTGGCCCGGGTCCTGAACAACCACTTCACCGTCGGCATCGCCACCAACACGCAGCCGCGTGGCGCCATCACCGAGGCGAGCGTGGGGGTGGAAAAGACCACCGGCACGGTGCTGACGTATGCCCGGCTCAACAGCCTGATCCACAGCGTCGATCCGGCCTACCGCCGCAGCAGCGGCGCCCGGCTGATGTTCCACGACAACATCCTGATGGGGATCAAGGCCCTGGTCGACACCGCCGGCCGGCCGCTCTGGTGGCCGGGGCTCACCAGCGGCATGACGGAACGGGATCCCGACAAGCTGATGGGGTATTCGTACACCGTCAACCAGGACATGGTCAGCAGCACCACGCCGACCGGTACCACCAACCGCGTCGTGGCCTTCGGCGACTTCAAGAAGTACCTGATCCGCGACGCGATGGGGATCGAGCTGTACCGCTTGAACGAGCGGTACGCGGACAAGGGACAGGTAGCCTTCTTCACGTTCAGCCGCCACGACGGCCGGACGCTGATCGCCACCACGGTCACCGCGCGGCAGCCGATCCGCGTGCTGCGGGCCAAGAGCACGTAAGCCGTCCTGAGGCTTGAGGCTTGAGACCGGAGTNNCAATTTCCTCACGCCTCGGGCCTCAAGCCTCATGCCTAAGAAAATTGCCATCGTCGCCAAGTGCCCCACCAGCCGAATGCTGGCGCCGTTTGACGATGAGAGCTGGGAGATCTGGAGCTGCTCGCCGACGTACATCGCCGACGAGCGGCAGTTTGAAGACCTGCCGCGGCTCACGCGCTGGCACGAGTTGCACAATCTGGACGAGAAGTTCGCCGACGCGCGGATTCCCGGCTATTGTCAATGGCTGCAAGCCCTGGGGGACAAGGTCGTCATCCGGGCCGCGGACATCCGGCTGCCGCGGGCCACGGTGCTCCCCAAGCGGGAACTGCTCGCCCGGTTCGGCGGCTACTTCACCAACACGGTGAGCTGGCAGATTGCTCAGGCCATCCAGGAGGGGGCCACCCACATCGCCCTGTACGGCGTGGACATGGCCCACAACACGGAATACGCGCACCAGCGTCCCAGCTGCGAGTATTTTTGCGGCGTGGCCCGCGGGCTGGGAATCGAGCTGACGATCCCGGATGAGTGCGATCTGCTGAAGACCGGCCGCCTGTATGGCGTGGAGGACCCGGCCCCCTACGAAGCGAAGCNNCTACGAAGCGAAGATGCGCGCCCGCCACCAGGAACTCCAGGCGCGGATCGAGTTCGAGACCAGCCAGCGGGACGGGGCCCACCAACAACTGATCGCCCACGCCGCGGCCCTGCAGGAACTCAAGGCCCTGCGCGGCCAGCTCAATGGCCAAGCCACGCCGGAACTGAACGCCACGTTCGACCAGCGGGAGGCGGCCATCGGGCGGCGGATCGCGGAACTGAAAGCCACCCGCGACGACCTTAATGAACTGGTGCTGCGCCTGGCCGGCGCGGAGGAGAACCAGCAGTACGCCCTGCGGTTTTTTGGAGAGTAGATCCGACCGAGCCGACCGATCAAAAAAATCATGCTCACCCTGAAAAGAATCCGCTTGCTGCAGACCGTTCCTTGGCGCACCTATGCGCAATTGCAGGGGGGCGAAGAGTACACGATCCCCTCCGACGCGGCGGACCAGTTGATCGCCGAGGGGAAGGCGGTGGAGGTGGCCGAGGACGGCCAGGCGATGGAGACGGCGGCGCAGGCGCCGCGCGAGAACGCGGCCCGCAGAAAGAAGCCTCCCGTCTCCAGCCGCAAGCCTCGAGCCTAGCCCATGCTCTCCCTGGTCACCCCTCCCGCCGCCGAGCCCCTGTCCGTCGATGACGTCAAGCAGAATCACTACATCACCGTCAGCGATGACGATGAGCTGATCGAGGGGATGATTGCCGAGGCGCGGGAGTACATCGAGCGGAGCGTCTGGGGTGGCGTGAGCCTGCTGACGCAGACCTGGGACCTCACGCTGCCGGAGTTCCCCTGCGGCGCCGAGAGCCTGGCGCTCCCCCGGCCGCCGCTGCAATCGCTGACCCACGTGAAATATTACGACGGAAATAACACGCTCACCACGCTGTACGAAAGCACCGGCACGACCAGCAGCCTGATCGTGCTCGCGCCGCAGCGGGCCCCCGGCACCCTGACGCCCGCGGTGAACACCCAATGGCCGGCCACGATCTGCCGGCCCGACGCGGTGCAGATCCGGTTTGTGGCCGGCTACGCCGCCGCGGCCAGCGTGCCGCGGCTCTACT